TTTTAATGAGTGTCCTTTGTCGAATAGATCTTTTATGCTCATTTGTTTCCCAACTACCTATACAACTAATTATCTTCAACTCTAAATTTGAACACTTCTTCTTGTTCTCTCCATTGTCCTGCGACATAATAAGCCATCTTAATCCCGTATAGGTAGCCAGGTTCTAATAATGACATATCTAAATCAAAATAACTTCCAGATACATCATATGATAAATAAGTATGCATAGTTGCGCTGCCAGTTGAATTATTAATTACTGTATGCTCGTCGACCATACGAAGAATTTCGTAAGATGCGCTTGGAATAATCGTGTTCTCAATATCTCTTGAAGCAACGGAATAAATATTCGGGCTCCAATTGCGAGGACGAGCAAACACTCTAAACCTCGCTTGTTCGTTTTTAACATATTTGGGCTTCAAATTCGTAATCTTCGTCACATATTGGTCATATTGATTCCAATTTGGAGAAGATAGTGTTTTTGGCCGAATCGAGCCGGTATTGTATTCAACGCTGCCACTGTGCCAAACATCGTAGATTGTCTTTAATGTGGAAGATCCTGTGTAGGCAAAAGAAGCAGTGTAAACACCAGTAGAGGACCAGCCACCGGTTACATTTAAATCCCCACCAGATGCTACATCGCCGCCGGCACTTAAAGCTAATTTTGAGCCGTTTGGGGCGGTATCATCAGAAGATCCAGAGTATATACTAACCAAAATTGGACTTGTTCCAACTGCCGGGATATTTTTAAGCTCCCCTCGAACGTAGTTATATAGATATATTGTATTTAAGTTGTCGACTGCTGGAGCAAGGGAACTACTATAATAAAATGTGCCTCGCTGGTCTTTTGTTCTTGAATCCCATCTCGCCTCAATTGCAGGTTTTTTGAAGAAAAATTCACTTGACCGTGAAAAGAAACGCTTTGTATAAAAGCTTTTCTTTTGACCATCGGGATTATGTAGAATTGGGCCATCATCCAAACCATTAAAATTAGAAACATAGCCCTCGTAACTGGCTGTTAGAAATACACCAAGACCATGGTTCGTCTGTGTTGTCGCGACCCACTCCTCTACCATTGCGGTAATGTCCAGTTCTACATCTTCATAACCCTCGCTAAAAGTATATGTGTAGTTGGGCATCGTCTGGGCGGCAGTATATGAAGAGGAGTGATATTCGCCGCCTTGCTTGCCCCAGGCAGTTGCTTTTGCACGGTTGGTCCAGTTCGAACCATCGATAGCATCTTTTGTTTTGTCAGTATAACCCTCCATATCCAGTCCGGTGCCTTCCTCCCAAGATTGTGATACAGCCAAAACATTAACTGTAAAACTCTTCGGAAGTTGCTCAGAATGGCGGGCGTTAAACATTCTTAAATAAAAACTAACACTGCCTGAGCCGGGAATCGTGTTGGCAGTTCGGTCTGCTGATATAGTTGACACTGGAAATTGAAGTAAAGCGCGGGATAATTCTACAGAGCCGGTGTCAGCAGAAGATGTTAAGGTTTGCTGGCCATATATTGAAAACACCTCAAGAATATCAGAAGCACCCATGTTCGAACCAGTGCCCCGAGTGGATATATCCAGTTGATAAGCATTGGTTATTGTGTTGTCTTTGTCTGCGATATACTTCTTAATAGCCATTATATAATTGTCCCCTTAATATCTAAAGCAGGATATTTTAATTCATATATGACATTTTCTGGTGCATAGAGTATTCTACCATCAGCGGAAATATATTGGTCTATGTTGATAGAACTATCTGAGTACAGTGCACCAGCTTTATTTTCTATTTCCACACTTGTTACATCAACAATTTCGTCTAGATTATTTAGTCTGTCGTAAATATTGGTAATATAAAGAGGCTGTCCAATATCCATCTTCTCTAAGAACATATTCTGAATTTCAGTAATCGCGGCATTTAATGCTTCAAACTTGTCTTCAGAATAATCCACTACTGCTGAAAACTTGATTGCAATATTAACAATTTTAGGATCTAGAATATCAATAGTGTCGTTTATCATTCTGTAATGGTTAAGCCAGGTTTTCACGTTATTTTTCAATACTTGGCTGCTCGTGATTAAATTTCTATCTGTGTCTTCCGATAAAAGATATAAATTAAGGTTTCTTTTAAAGGAATCGTGGTCTCTCACAATTCTTGCGCGCTTCAAGCGGCCAAATTTAGCTGGCATTCTGTAAATTAAGGCCTCATAGTCGTCAGATGTAACCGCCCTATTTTGAGATGCAAAAATATCATTAACTCTTTGTTTTAGTTCGTTAATCGTCGGCAAACTTACATCACCAGTTATAGGCGCATCATTAACAACTTCAAGACTCTCTCTAACGAAAGAAATCGAACTTGAATTCGTCGCGTTCTCACCAAAAACAAATATAGGGTCAACCACCGAAGAAAGTCCGCGAGTAGCGACATTAACATTGTCAGAAGTATTTTTTCTGTATGTTATTGTAAGTGTCGTGTTAGCCGGCGCAATACCAAATTTATCAGTTACTAATAATTTAGATGGATCTAGGCTCTCGTCCGTCTCGTAACCGCGGCCGTGCATCTTTAAGACGATATTGGAGGGGTGTGAAATATTGTCCGTTTTTAGCGCTGAGTCAGAGCCATAACCAAACTTAACTTCTATTCTACCATTTCTGTTAAAGGTAACAAAGCGGCGCGGAACTGATGTGGTTACAATAATATTTGGTACATAATCCCGTGTTGCTGGGTCTTTGTTAACAACAGATCTGAACACTGTGTCCTGCGAAAGGTAGTCTACTTCAAAATATTCGTGCCCTTCTGCATCTACGATAGAAACTATTTCTGTTATGTTTGGATCTGAAAGCGGAATTGTTAAAAATCTAGTAAAATCGCCAACATTTACTATTTCTTGTTCTTCTTCTCCAGATATTACCCTCCCGTAGGCCTTGACAGCAAAAGCAGTCGGCGTGCCGTCGGCATCGTTCGCCGTGGCCACGACAATTTCATTGTTGGGATTCGCAAAATCTATATCATCAATTAAAGAAAATGCTTGACCTGAATCGGAAGAGAACTTTGTTCCCCTGGCCAACACCGGAAGATAATTTGTATCTGGGGCTGCGCCAGTTGTTATAACGGGCGCCAATATATATATTACTACTGTTCCAAACGAATTAGCTCTCAAAGGTTGTTTATAACCAACTTGTTCGCCTAGGCGGACCACATTATCATATTCTATGGCTGTATCTAAAAACGACTCATTTGCTTGATAATCCAAATAAAAAGAAAGCGTGTCACCCACATACGCAACTGTATCAAGCATCAGGGAACCAAATGATGCGTCTGAAAAATCTTTATGTATGTCCGGATAATATCTTTTTGTATATTCTATTAAACCCTCTTTAATAGAATTAAATTCCCTGTTTGTGTATCTTATTAGTTTTTTATCTTTTTTCGACATGATTAGTTAACATCCTCGGACTGAAGGACCATAGAAGTTGAAAGGTTAATACTTGGCACATCAAATTCAATGAATATGGATAAAGCATGTGAATCTTTGCTTGAATTAAATTGCAGTTTATTGATTTTTATATACGGCATAAATTTTGCTACTTGCGAACTTATCCTTTGTCTTATTCCAGGAATTGCTTGAGGAGATGGTTCGAACAAAAAGTGCCTAAGTCCTACGCCGAAGTCTGGTATCATCACGCGCTCTCCGGGTGCGGTAAGAAGTAAATTTTTAAAATTTTGCCTTACTTCATCCCTATAATTGGTAATTAGAGAAAATAGTCCAAAACGATGATCTCTGTTAAGCGGTAGTTCTGGCCCTATTCCGTTCATTAATTACTCCTTATAGTTCCTCTTCACAATTTGGCGAATCGTCAGTATATGTATCATCGTGAGTTTTTTCTTCTATTGCATCTATAAGTAGTAACGCGATGTAAATCATACCAGGAACTGTGCTCGGCGGGCCGGCGAAAAATGGAGGTGGAACGATGCCGCCGCCGAAAGGAATCATTGAGGGTAGCATTGCTGCCCACATCCCAGGTACTAAGTATGGTGAATTGAAGATAGAATCAAAAACCTCTTTTGCATCTTCTTTAACGTTCTGAATATCTTGTTGTATCTCATCAGCCTTTGCCTTGGCTATTTCATATTCCGATTTAAACGCTTTGTAATCTGTGATCATAGCACTTAGCTCGTTAAATGACTCTTTGAATTTCTCCCATTCTTCTTCATTGCCGGCCAATGCGTCCGCCGGAGGATCCTCGATGCTTATCTCCCAGTCAGCAACTGGCGCGCCTTCTTCCGGAAGACTTACTGCGTTGCTTAGTTCGCCCGGGAGGGCGTTTTTTAAACTCCCTAACGCAGATAAAGCAAATTGAGCAGTCATCTCCAATTGCATCATTGAGGCCTCAGCACCACTAACAATGCCATCCTGCGCTGCTTTTGCTGCCTGTAGGCTAGCATCAATTGCGGCAAATGTAGTTTGCGCGATTGTATTGGTAATTTCAACAATCTTTCTTGCTAACATAACTGCGGGATCTGTAGCCTCAACAAAACCCTTAAGAACTAGTAAGGGTGCTTTAAGTAATAACATAAGCATTTGCTTGGTAACATCCGACTCTAAACCACGAGTTCCGCCGGCCTTACGCATTTCTAAGTTTGGTATTGCATTTTTAACGGGCTCAGGTAAATACTTGTAATCATCCGCGTTTAATAGCGTCTCCATCATCATTTTAAGAGAGTTTTTGGTTTCATCCAAAACATCTGTTGGTTCTGGAATAAATTTTGACATGCCTTCTCCAGAATATAAGAAGGCCATTGCCATGTATCGCTGCATTGGTAATAAATGATCGAACAATAGCCTAAATTCTGGTGTTCTCTTCATTTCACCAAGCAGCCCTTGCGCAACATTCTTATAGAAAAATTGTTGTGGATTATTAACCAAAAATTTCATTGCTGCATCATTTCCAGATAGGGCATTAAACGATCCAATATCTGAATTCTTTAAACTGTAATAGCTTCCCAATTCAGACATTGGAATAAGTTTTTTATTGTTGCCTAGAGTAAACGATTGGCTTCTTTCCACTGAGTGGATTTCTCTCTCAACCTCGGCGATAGGTATTTGTAATTCACTTGATAATCGCCTTTCCTCAAGATCTTGCAAACCAGACATGTGTGGCCTATGTGAATAAAGAGATTTTACTTTCTTCAGACTATTAGCATAAGGGCCCGTCGATGCCGGCGCAGAAAGTTCACGGTCTATTATATTCATGAAGCCAGAATTATGAGTAAGGGCATTTGTCGAATAAGTCATTCGCAGGCCATAACACACTTTTTTAAAGAAAGGCTTAAGACCGTATTCATCATACAATTCTTTTAAAGGCTTTAATCCGGTTGATTCGTCGACAACAGACTCAAGATATTCCATAAATAAATTGCTATAAAAATAACTCCAAGCAGATAGCGGGATATACTCATATAGGTGACATCCAAATATATTACCACTGTCTAAGCGTACAGAATTGAAATATTCAAACATGTCATCCAAATAATCAGACATGTCAAATGTTATGGTTGAGGCATCTTCGCATGGCTCGGTAACTTGGCCGCCCTTAATCCACTTTGTTACACTATATTTTGAAGCCTCATCTAAAGATATTTCCTCAACGCGGACATAAGGTTGAAAAGTAATATTGCCCAATTTAGCATTCAGGTCATTGCCATACAACACTTCTTGGAAACTTTCTTTCCCAAACGGATCAGCATTGCCAAGTATGTTCCTTTGCGCATTGCGTTTTCTTATATATTCTAATTTATAGTCGTTTAATGGTTCAGAAGTGGCGCTGCCCGCCCCTAAATAAGGCACTGTCAATTGTTTATATGCCCCAAGATCAATATTTTCATCATTATTAATAAATGGATGAAATGTCATGGGTAGAGAGTGAAATCGCGATTTGTTCCTATCATGATGTTTGAGTCCAAACAGGTCAAAAGGATCGCCTGCACTGTTATCGGTCGCGACGGCTGAATTATATAATTCACTCTTATTACCACCATAATTCATTGTGTAAATATTATTTTCTAATTCCGCGTCGACGACATACTCGTGCCGTGACTGATCAAATAAGCCTTTGCGTAAAGCGGGATTAAAACTATTAGGGTCTTCCGGATCATATTTCCCAAACCGGCTTTGATATTGTGTAACAAAATCCGGATTGGAATTCTTCACCGTATTTAACTTTAAGTCAGTAGATAATGGCGTTCCAAACTTGAAGATCTTCTTAACTGTATCAGCAATACTTTTACTTTCTTTTTCAATTAAGTACTCTAATGAACTACGTTCCAGGAATAAATCAGCCTGTGCTTCGGGCAATTCATTCTTTATGACCTCGTTGGCATAATAAGAAATTATATCAATATCAAAATCTTTCTTGATGTTTTTGACAATGATTTTAACCATCAAGTCGTCTCTGTAAATGTCAGAAATATCAAAACTATCCCAGGATATGATACCCGATAGGCACATTTCTAATGAATAGACTTTAATTATTAATTTAATTACACCGTTAAATAACGATTTTTTAACAGAACTCTCTTCTTGTGTGCCCTCGTAGAGATCCTTGCAGAGAGTATTCTTATACATCTTCATTATCTTTGGCTTCACTTCACTTAAGTTAAAGAAATCTGTTTCAACATCGTCCTTATCAGATTGTGGTGTGATACCAAGTTGATCAAACACCTCTTGACATTCTGGGTCTACTTTGCTACTATTTAACGGGCTTTTGAGAATTTTATCCCACAATTTTTTCATAAACTTTCGTTTGTGTAAACGAGAATTCTTAAGTTTCATGAACATTTGACCCGAATAGGCGAACTGTAAAGCAGAATAACAATATGTCGACAAAGCAGCTTCCATAGAGTCTATTTCTGCTTGTTCCGCACTAGTAACCGCGTACTTGTTAAACTTCTCCATAAATTTATGAGTAAGTAGGCGTCCGAACGTTTGCGCCTTATGGTTATAGGGGTCAAGTTTCCATGGGCCATCAGGGGACGGCGCTTGATCAACCATAAACCCAGAAGCTATAAATTCATTTTTTATCTCCTCAGATTGTGGGATGATAGTCTGATAATTTTTGACAGTACTGTCTAGTCCATTGAATTTTCCGCCATATATATTGTTAACAAGACCTTCAACATCAGAACTATATCTCTTGCCAAAATTAAAGTTATATCTCGGATTAACTATCTTGCTTTCTTCCGCGATGCCGTTGGGATCCGTGAAGCCGTGGGAAAGCGGATCTGGTGGTATATTATCATCGCTTGTTCTGCGAATGGGGGCTTTTACTACTGTTGAGATGTCTGACGGGGGGCTAGTCAATTTTGCTAATTTGTCGGAGATACCAGGATGTACATTTTGATATAAAAGAGTTTCCTTGCTTTTACTAGATTTAATACTGTCCAACAACGCACCTATTTGGTCATTTGTTGAGTATTTGCCGCTTAGTGCATCTAGTATTTCAGTTGTTTTGGCTTTACCATCCAATCCGGCCGCAATTGTCTCAGTGAATGGCATATCGTATAAAAGGATATTTGGGTTAAAATTACTGTATAGTTCCATCATCGAGTGGGCCTGAAAAATATTGTCTGAATTGGCGTTGGCGTCGAAGGCGCGAGGATATCGATATTTATCTTTATTTGAGTAAGCCGAGTCTGTTTGCAGGCTCTCAAGCAATTCTGGGCTTACAGGCTCCTCCCTTAAGGAAAAATAATCAATCATTTCGCCCGCAGAAGCGTTTAAGGGACTATCCGGATCTCTAAAAACTTGCTTGAAAACAAGATACAGCGGCATAAAACTGGGCAGCTCTAATCCGGTGGTGTTGCTCCCAACGTCGCCGGACTCCGTTGTGCCTGAGAACCACGTCTGGGTTGTGAGTTCTGGAAGGGGCGAGCCCTCTAGGGGTTTCTCCCAGCTGAGGACCGATGTCATTTGCCAACTCCTGGTGAATATTACGCCTTCGGCAGAGCTTATCGGAGTTGCAAGATTTGGATATAGTTTTTTTACTCTATCGTCTTCTAAGCCAATTGCTTCTGCTACAGTCAGTTCTATAAAACATCTTGCAATGATCTCACTCTCAAACTTGCTACTTTTTTGTATTTCATAAAGGCGTCTAAGGCCGGCGGACTGGGTTAGGTATGTACTCCATGGGGTGATGTTGGCCTGCTGATCCCAGAACTGATTGCCCGGATCCCAGAAGCCATCGCCCAGGGTGCCGACGCTTGTAGAGTGAAGTATACCAGTAAAATTTCGAAGCATAACAAGCCATACCAAGGGGTCCGGATGTATATCTTTTAATTTTGTATCCAAAGAATAATAATTACTTAGATAATTATTATTCTTGTTCCACTTTGATTGGGCCGCGTCATGCCCGCCGGCGGGCCCTTGGGGGCTCGGAATACCCGGGACGAGTCGTGAATCGCTATCCCAATCGCCCTCGATGGAGCCGAAGCCGCGAAAATCACGCAACATTTTTGGAGTATAAATTAAGTTATGTAAATTAAGCGGTTTAATGTTTTCCTGTAATGCATCAGTTATTTTTTGCCCTAGTTCTTTCTCGGCGTGCGTGGCGCCTTCGAATGATGCGGCCCAATTGGAAAAATACAGAAAATTTTCCTGATAATCGAACAGCGGATGAGCGATTGCGGTCTCGATGAACGGGTACCCAGCGTCGATCGTAATTGGTCTGAGGTTCTCGCTTTCTCTAAGATTTTCAGGATTATTATGTTTATCTTGCCATTCAAGAAAATAACCATCTAATACCTCGCCTATGTCTGAATCTGTTATATTTTCTCCCTTAGTTGTATGGTCGCCATAATGCAAATAGCGATTATAAGATAAGCCATAACTTATTATATCTTGTGTTTCAAAGGATCTTACATCTCCAATAAAAGCCAAACATTCGACAGTAAAGGGGTTTTTAACCGCATCGACAAACATTTGTTGAGCTTTTTTCATCTCATCTGGATCGTTGGCGGCCAATATTGCGCGCGGTGGCATTGAGAAAAACTTAAGAGCGTTTAAGTCGTCCAACAAGGAACGCTTGAGTGTGTCCAACATGTTATCCGTAACGCGGGACATTGTGTGTTCAACCCCGGGTGGGATCTGGAAGCTACCACCCATAGCACAGGGTGAAGTGGGCATGCCGCCTAATGGATTTGCGGAAGGGAAGGCTAGTTCAGAGAGGCCGAGGACCTTTTGCTTAAGATCATTTAATTCCTTTTCTATTTGTGCCTCGCACTCTTCCTTTGTTAAGCCGGCCTTTTGCAATTCCTCGCACCGGGCGTCGCTGTCGAAAGCAGCATCACAAATATCTCCAATCACAGGAGAAGAAGGCTGCAAGACGGTGCATATGTCTAGATTTAATTCTTCTCCTATCTTCGCGAAAATCACCCGAATTTCGTAAATAGTATTCACGCCATTTTCAAATACATTCGGCCAAAAAGCTTTTGTCCTCTCTAAACAATCATAGAGAGTTTGCTTCGATGCGTCTTCGCGAAGAAGGGCGCAAAGTTGTCCAGTGGATAAATTATCTAATATGTCTTTCATCCAAGCAACAATATCAGCATCTGGGACTCCATTAATTGTTGGCAAATTCATCCTCTGCAAAGTTGGCAAAGGTATCGTTGGCCGGCTAGTGGTAGGGTTTGGACCAGGACCAAGATCATCATTCTCTTCTAAGCACTTATCTAGCGCTTCGCGGATTACCATTTGAACCATTTGGCCTAACATTTGTGACAAAGCAGCCAGAATTGATTTAAAAATTTGTTCATAAAAATCGCCCATGCGGCTGTCTGTTGGTAACGAATCAGGAAAAGCCATTGATGGAGTTGGAAAAGAAAACTGTCTCTTGAGCTTTTCAACAAAATCTTCCCACCATCCGTCTCCAAAGTTGCCCAAAAACCCTACTGGGTCTGTAAGTAAGTCCTGTAGCCCATCCAAAACAGAACCAACGATTAATTCACATATACCCTGCAGGTCAACAACTCTTTTCATCCAAGCTAACCAATTTTGTGCATCTTGTTCAGCGGCCCGTATAACCGATGGCGTACGGACAGGACCAAGGGGCCCCAAATCGAGACCTCCGATATCCAACCTTTCGCTATTTTGATTTATATCCTCGCTTAAAACCAAGAATCCAGTGTTAACAAGAATAGCGTCTGCTTCTTTCTTTGTATATCCTAATTCTAATAGTCTATCTCTTTCTGAGTCAATAACTTCTCTCTGATAACCCGGAGCAGGGACTAGCGACACGAAACCACCGGTTTTTTCTAGATTTTTAACAATTTCAATAAGGGTTATTTGTTTTTGATATTGTTCAAGCTCTTCTTTAGTTACTACACCATCTTTATTAAAGTCTGCCGAAGCTGCCATGGCAGTTGCGATGGGGGCGCTTTGATAAGACTCATCAAGTATTGGTGTAAAGTGGATAGTATGTTCTCCAGGTTTTAGTGTATAGCTCTCGCCCGGAGCTACCTCTATTGACTTAGTGCCACCAGCAACGAGAATAATCTCATACTCAAAGGCAGTAGTGCCCTCATTATTAATTACCGTGCCCGGTCCAGCGGCGGTTTTTGAATATTCTCCTGTTGGTTGGCCTGATACCGTCGTAGAATAGGCCGCGCCCTTCGGCGCAGCCGCAGGATTGGGGGCATGGCCAAGAGCCTCTATGACTGCTTGCGAACTTGGATTATCGATATCCAACATCGCATTCACAATCATTATCTTTTCAATTTGTTCGATGCCTAAAGAATTGAGCAGTTGTATAATCGCTGCTTCGCATATGGCCTCTGCGGTTAGGGGCATGCCTAGCTTTTTCTGTATGCAGGCCAAAATTAAAGAAATTAATGCTTGTGGATCCAGCACATTAAAGAATCCGGTATATAAAATCTTAAAATACTCATTTTCTGAAAAATCATTCTTTTTTGGATCCATTTCTTCTGACTTTTTCTCCAGACCCTTCTTTGTAAGTTCCGGAGACGTGGCGGGAGTGTCCTTCTTAAACTGATTAAAATATTTTTCCATACACTCAGGACTATTATAAATCTGCTCCTGGATTAATTTTTCCTCTACGCCCACATTCGGACCGGAAGCATTAAGCCGCTTTATTAATTCATCACAGTTGAGCTTTCCTTTTGAAACCTTAGCAGGGTCGTCCGCTAGATATATTTTTAAAGGCGGTACGCAATATCTTGTTAAGAATTCTGGCCAATTATCATAAAGCGCCTGCCTTTCGTTCGCCAATATACTCTTGACATTATTATAAGATAATATCATATGTAACGCACGAGTTCCGTAAATCCCAGCTAATTCCTCGCGGATTCTAGGAAGACCTATTCTTAACGCAATTGCGCTTCGGGGAGGAGATTGAGAGTCCTCTTCTAAAAATGGATCAAAATGAAATAAATTGAAGTTAGCACTCTCTTCGTCCTCTAAAGTTTTTGGATCAGGAGAAAATAAAACATACGATACCGTTTCCCTCACTCCAGCACCAGTTAAACCATTATCCTTGATGCCCAGCTGGACTAAGTGATCGTCTGAAGTTTTAATTCCAGTTTTCAACAAACTAGAAACAAAGTCTTGATTAGTTGAACCAGGATATGTCTGTCTTATTAAGAAGTCATTTAAAATCTTGGGAAATTCTTCGATTACTTCTATTTGTATACCTAAATCGTAATCTGAATCATCCAAATTCACCACTTTCTTGGCTGATGATTTTATTTTACTTTTAATTTTCTTAAAGATATTAGAAATTTCCGTACATATAACCTCAATGTCTTTTAATGAAAGAGTAATGGCATAATTCTTACCACTATAGAACTCAGAATCCTCTGCAAAATCTCTGCTATAGAGTCTTCTTGTGTCAGGAATGGCGTCCAGATAGCTTGCGCGTATGGCGAAAAGCATTTTCTGGTTGTTAGGATTGGCTGAATTGGTATTAACTTTTGAGGCAGCCAAAACAAAGTGATTTTCATACAATTCATCTCGCAGCTGTTGATTACCACCGGTAGTGTTCTTGCCGAGATAATCCATCAGATTGTCCCAAGCCACTTGCTTTATAGCACTGTAGGTTTTATAAGAAGACTGTTTTTTGCCCTCTTCTATTTGTTCCTCCTCAGCGATCCCGGTATCAGATATACTATTTACAACTTCCTGTTCGCTTTCCCGAGGGAGTTCGCCAAGAATAAAGTAGAAATGGCCCTCGGTATATCTCGCAACGGGGTTGGTGGCAATAAAATTAGAAGTGTATGTTAATTTTTCACCAAAAGTTTCAACATTATAATGGTAAAAATCATAATAAGATAATCTAACATCATTTGGCCGCAACTTGAGCCAATTTTGCAGCATTGGGTCGACCGGGTCGAGGCCTGGGAGGGCAACCGATGAGGCCTCAAGTTCGGGAATTATTTTTTTCGATACATATGGCAATGGACGTGCAGATTGCTTTACGCGTAGATATTTTGCATGTGTATATACGAGTCTTCCAGAGTAGGACTGATTTGTATCCTCTTCATTCGGCTCTGACGGGTCATCATATACAAAGCCAACCCAAGTGCCAGTATTGCTAACCACAACTTCTGTGATTGTTATAGGATATCCAATTGGAAGCGTGTCTGGCCGATACTTGTCAAGTACGCTAGACTCTATAAACTCGTAACCTTCGTCCTCCCAACCATATATACGGTCGCCAGGCGTAGGCGCCAAACGAACTGGTAAATAAGGATCTCCGTCTTCCGGGACTTCTAACTCTCCAATATAATGATCAGAAGTCGGCTGTAGTTGGGCCTCTAAAGTGGGGTCACTCACAAAGAGAGACGGCGGCAGGGGCGCATCGGCCGGCGGTAATATTTTTTCAATTGTTGTCATGTGTTTCTCTAATTAGTTCGTTTTATTAAGCTTGCTGTTAATATATTCATCTCCCGGCGTTAGATATTTTTTTCTCACGCCGGCAATGTTGATAGTGTTAACCAGTGTTGAACGCTCTGTCTTCACCGCATTATCTACATCCATTTTAAAGCCAGAAGTCGTCATGGTTTCTGATACCATTGTAGGGTTTATAAAAAATGGCGACATATGCGTGTGACTCTGAGCCGCGCGATTGAATTCCATCTGGTATTGTATGTGTGCATGCATATAGTCTTCAAAAGCTTTCATGCGCTCTAAAATTTTCTCTAATGCCTCGACGAGATTGTCTCCTAAAACTAATGGCTGTAATTCTTCTACTTCATTCATAGCAACCAATTCAATCCCGCATTTTGACCGAGTGGCGCCGCTTTGTGAGTTCTTTGCGTCAGTGCCAGTCACTATTCTTATTGACTCCCTTCCAATCAGCCTCACATTGTCTGCTTTTATCGCAACAGCAGATTTTGCGCCGTATTTGCCAAAGATGTCATCATCTTTATCATCTTGAAAACCATTTTGTTTTTTGGCGAACTCACAAAGGCCGAAGTTCTTGTCGACATCAGTCTTTTGAGAGATATAAATTCTTGCAGAATCTACGTAAAAATTTGGGTTTGTTTTAATTGACGATTCTATAACATCTCCTGATTCTGATTTTGTTTTTTCAACTTCTTTTGGGTATGATCCACCAAGGCCGGCTACGATATCAATAGCGTCACATTGTGTATGGCCTTTGCCCCCATAACCCGTGTGTGGCTTACTAACCCGGTCATTTCCAATAATGATGTATGCATTATTATCTAGGCCGCGGCCTACCTCAACTTCGCTTGGCAAGTTTTCTCTATCAGTCATGGCCTGCAGTCTCTTTGTACCAAAAACGCCGCTGCACTTCTTTTCTGCTTTCTGTTTTTCTGTGAGACTTTCATATTCTTTGCGTCTCTTTTCTGACATTCCTGATGTATCTCTGGCCTTCTTAGTTAATCTATCTAGGTCTATACTTAATCCCGGCAAGGATCCAAACCCGGATGATCCGCCACTGCCGAAAGTAGACATGGCAGCTGCATCAAATGCCCTTACATCTTGTCCTGTTTGAGAACCAAATTGTCCCATTTTCAAAGGAGGAATAAGCTGGTTTTTTTTCTTTTTGTTTGTTGAAATCTTCTTTTCTTCTGTTAGTACGCCGGCTTCATCAATAATTTCAGCTTCGGGCCACTTCTTTTTAGCCTCAAGTACTTTTTTCTTTATTTTTTCAGGATTTTTAGACTTCCCTGCCTCAACGACTTCTTTGCCTGGAGTCCAAACTACGTACTTGTAGACTGTAACACTGGACTGTTGTTCTTCAGTTACTACAATCTCTAAATTTTTATCGTCTATACTCATATATTACTTACCTGTTTTTCCTAGCTTCCTTAATTTCGCTCCACGGGACTAGCGATTTTCCCCCCCAAAAATGAAAATGCATATGATCCTCTACAGAGGTTGTTTTCCAAGATATTGCGCGGACGCGATCTATAATATTAGGTATACCATATATTTGTGCTATTCTAGCTTTTTCCACCGCGGACCAATCTTTTCCTCCTCGATATCGTTTTTTTAAAAATTGACCATTTCCTACTTTCATGCCAGATAATTCACAGAAAGTAACCATCCATAATGTTGGATTGGCATCAATAGGAACAATTGGTGAGCCGCTAGCGGCCTTCATGACCTTAGAATATCTGGACCGATCTGTCCTATACGCGTCGGGGGCGCCTTTCCAATCTTCAGCCAGTCGAGGAACGCCACTTTCGAGAGCATTTTTCATGAAACGAGAAGGATTATGTTTGAAAACCCCCAAATTGTATAGTTCTTCCCCGTGTCGTTGTAGTAACGTTCCAGTCCAAGCGCCTGTATATACACTATTAATCGGCTTAGAACCCTTGGCCCATCCTGATAACTGTGGATCAAAGTCAATGGCCAACCCAAGAGCGTGAAGAGAAAGACCTGGAGCATTATAGGCTGTTACGCCGCCGTGGCCATGGCTGCCACGAATAGAATTTGTAACTTTAAATGGCACGTAGCCAGAGACTGCACATGCCTGTTGCCAGGCGCGCTCTATCAAAGGAACAAGGCACTTCCATACAGGCAGGCTTTCGACCTCGCGAGTAGTATTGTTCTTACCGCGAGCTAAATACTTAAACGTACCAATTTGATAGCCACCCTCAACCTTTGTTTTTAGGCCTGTTTTCGAAGTGGAATATCTACCGGAAAATGTAAAGTCTGATTTTTTCGGATAATATGGTATCATAGTAACCAACTCGGAATATGTCGTGGGCACAGTGAGTCTCTTCCCGTCGCATGCGAATGGGGCGCCGGCAGGATTAACAACCGGAGGGGCCGGGGCTGGTGGTGGTGGTAGAACTATATCTTGAATTTTTACCGGTGGAGGATCACACTTTGGAGTTGTTGGCGGTGGTGCTGGTCCTGCAACTTTGATAGCGCTGTCTAGAGAATTTTTAAAAATTTCCAATGCTTCTTCTCTTGCTAGCTGTTCGGCTATAATTGCTAAATAGCCACTCTCGATATCGCCAGAATCAAGATATCCCAGGTCATTTATAAAAAAAGCAGGATCAAATTTGACTCTTAAGCTGTCCCATTGGTCGTCTATAGAAAATTGAGCCGCTCCAACGCCCATATCATTGTTGATTATGGTCTCCGATAAGCCAATCTTTATCTCACTTAAAGCTTCTTGCAAGGCGCGTGGGTTGTTTTTTATCTTTGTTAAGCCAAATTCATATTCAGCCAAAAGTCCAAGTTTTATAAATTTCTTCTTATCATCCAAATAAGATAAATAATCACGGAAAAATACGCTAGATTGGCCAATAACTGGCTTCCCCTCGTTACAATACACTTTATATAAATTGTTGCTCGCTGCGGAACAGAGTTGGCTAACATCGCCATTTATGAATAAAAGCAGATTCTCGAAATGCTCAATCTTGGCGCGCAGTGATTCCTGTTGTTTTTGTATTTTTGCCACTGTCGCAGAAGACGGTCTCACCAAAGCAGCATATGCATGGTCAGGGACAGAATTGTGGGCCGGACGCTTCGAGCTATTAGCATTTGATTTACCTGGTAAACCAGAAAACGAAGGTATAAAATCGTTTACCATACTAAAAGCATATGCCACCAAATCCGTAGATGATTGATGCATGCTTAAGCAATTTTCTTTAGTCCCCTCATTAATAGTAAAACTAAATTTCCTTTCGCCCAAACCGCCGACGGAGCCATTGTTTTTAGCATACTTTTCAGCATATGAAGTTCCCAACTCACTAAAAAATGGGTGATTTTTTGTACTAGTCGGAGAAGAGATGTGGTTAAACTCAATATAAAAGGGCCCGTCAGCTTGTTCCAGTAAATAATCTTTATATATAGCATATGCAGGCGTTCTTTGTCCAAGATTACTATAATATGCCAAATTATTTATATTGCCATAATCAATATAATCAATTCTTCTAATCGGGACATCTTTAAAGCTCGACTCGCCATTCGAATGTGCAGCAGAATAAGGTGTTTTATTAACAATAGAAGCAAGAGATACTCCCGAGATTCCATCTGCTAAGATAGAAACAAATTCAATCTTATCGTAAATTGTACCTAGGTGCTCGTCCAGCACTTCTATAACCTCTTGATGAAATAAACCAAATTTACCACCCGAATAAGAACCATCAAATGTGTGTAGTTCCCTCTTTGCGAAAGGTGTGATCTGCACTAAATCTTCCCCACCTTCGTCTCCGCCCCATTGTCTACCGCTTATTGTCTCAAGACGCTCAATAACTGCAGCCCGATCTATTGGGTCAACAAACATTCTTTGGGGTCCGCCTGTCGCATATCCAGACGAATGGGCCATTTCTGGTATTACTAAAATTAAATTTCGGCCATCTTTAATCATGTCTTTAATACCAGGGGCTATTTTTTCTTTAAAATCATTACCGGGATATTCATGATCCATTGCGGCGACATCAGGTGTGATATTAGGACCGGACAACCATGCGTTACCAAAGCCGCGGGCGTCGTGGAAATAGTATTTTATTTCAATTGGCGATGAAAGGTCAAGCATCATCGGGGCATATATTATTGTTTCCCTGCCCATATCAATAGGCCGATTTAACAGGTCTAAATGACCATTGTTTCTCAAATGGCCAACCCATATAAAAGCACTGTTAGAATCAGGAGCGGGGCCCTTAATTTTGTGTTTCTTAGAAATAGCAGAATTTCTTAAGCACTCCTCGAAGTGTTGTTTTGTTTGCTCAGAACCATTCCCGAACATTCCTGTTAAAATTTTACCTTTCAATTTACGGATTGGGGGACCCGGGTTCTCATTTGGGTTCTCCTCGGTGTTCCCAAAATATAAATTGCCGGCAGGGGTGTTTCTGTCAACAGAGGTCTTACACTCCTTATTAAAGCTATCTTGAGGGGAATCAATTACGGAAATCTTACTAAAAACACCAGGCTCATGAAGGCCAATGATAAAGCCGACTGGGCGGCCGGTGGGACTTACAGTGTTTTCCTTGTTTGAGTACTGAACAAGAATGGTTGACCCGGGCCCTATTTTTTCTAAATTCTTAGTTCCGTTATCAATGATCTCATGGTATTCTCCATGAGCAGATATTCTTGCCGCGTCGCCGGCGTCGTCTGGCCAGTCAATGTCACGGTCGAACTCTGGTATCCTAGCTATAACCTTTAAAGGCGGTGGTTTGCCGGCATCTTTTTTTGACTGTATTAAAGGCGCCTCATCACCCTCAAGATGTTCGGTTGTTTTAGATTGGGAACCATCGTTAGTTGAGGCTTCGTTGTTGACTTGAGGGCCGGACAGTACCTTCAAAACCACGGCCAGGTAGGGACCGGTGCCGTCCATTATATCATAAGAATAGTGATCACGGAAAATCTCTCGCAAAGTATCAGTAAACTTCTGATTCGTGTTATAACGAGTACTGAAAAGCTGCTGATTAAGGTGGTTCAATTCACCTATATCTAACTTCTTGTGTTCATGCCATGCCGGTTGTGTTTTAGCCATGCAAAATAGCCTCCACTATTCTTCTTTAATTAAATCATATATATCAGACTTTTCTAATGAAGATAAACCAGAAGTGACATTTTCTTTTTTTGATAATAGTGTCGCCAGCTTTACCATTTGTTCATTTGAACGCTGAAGGGTTTCCAGGTATTTTGCGGCGACAGGACCAGAATACTGATGTTTTGTTTCATCAGTTTTCAAGATCTTCATAAGCTCTATAAGAAGGGTTGACGCCATAGCTCTATCTTCTTTAACATTTTCTAGGGCATCTTCTATAAGAGTTTGTGAATTTATATGTTTCCCTTTACCCATTCGCTTTTAAAATTCCTATATCGCTTTCGTATTCTATTGAGATTATTAACTATTTGTTTGGTATTTAAACCAGTTATTTCTCTCATGTATAGATAAATAGCTTTTTTATTAAAAATTTCAATTTCATCAATGCTGTTAAAGAGAATTTTAATCGCCTCTAAAACCTTTCTTTCATTATCTTTTAGTTTAAGTTTGTCCCAGCTGTCCATTTCTCTAAAGAGGTGCTGCCAAAACTCATATGTTTCTCTGTCAATCTCATATGGGTTGGTTTCTACTAACTGTTCGGACTCGACCGCGGAAGTTATACTCTCATATTGAAGATCTCGCTTGAGCTTTTTAGAGTTCTGTTTTACCTTGTGGATAAACCAATTCTTAGTGATAACACTAAAATAAGAAAATGCTTTCGACTTTTTACTAGGGTCGTATTTGTCTAGTATTGTCATTAGCCATATTTTACAATC